AGAGACGGCTGCTCCATCTAATTTAGGAGTAACTACACAAGAGTTTACGTCAAGAGGAGCTTTAGTAATATCAAAACACTTTTGCAAGGAGTACATCTGGTACACGTGCGAAATCGCATCAGTAACAACGTAGCCCACTTGATTGTAGTTGTGTTTCTCAGCTAGTAGGTCGAACTCCGCATCAGAGATAGCAGGAGTACCTTCGTAGTACAACTCGCTCATTTTGTCTAAAAACTTTCGCATATACTTTTCCTAAATTTGAAAAGATATTATACGGAACTTTAGGAAGATTGTCAAGAACTATTTATATAGATCGTCTATTAAATCTGAAAAATGTTCTTGTATTAACTCTTTTGATTCTGCCAGAGACAGTATCTCCGTTAAGCCTATAAAAAGCTCTCTAGAATTAGTTAAGTCTAAGGGCATTGCTACTCCCTCAGGCGTGGGTTTCCACTCTTCATCAAAGTCCATATAATACTTTCGTAGATGTATATATTCTATACCTCGAAAAGTATTGATAGTAAGCCTTACCTGTATTTCCTTAACCTTATCATAGTGAATGACACGAGAGTATGCTTCCGGGGCTTGATGTAGTTCCATTATATCCTCTCATTCTTAAGAATTGAAGACAAAGGTACTACACTAGACACGTTTGCAGGCCTAAGTAGACGATATGAGTCAGTATCCCAGCAAAAGAAAAGGAGAGTATCTTCAGTCTCTTTTGCCCTATTCTTCTTCTTTTGAATATAGGGAGTAGAAAAATCCAAAGTACAAACATTATACTTTAGTTTTTTGGAGTGTTCACTGCGGTAAGTAATGACAGCGTCTCCGTAGTTGTGCACTAATTGTGCCAGTTCTTGCTTTTTCACTATAGCTCCTTGGTAGTATTTCAGCAATCTTTATTGTGAATCTACATACTGCAAGGTGGTTTCTATAGATACAAAAATACCCCGCTAGAAAAATATCTAGCGGGGTAAGTACTTACGCTTCGTTAATTTTAGTAATTATAGAAGTAAAGTATTGCGAGGCTTTACCAGTCAACTTGGAGATAATCTCTTCGTCAACATCCTGGCCTGCATCACCCAAAGCCGCAATAAGAGCTTCCGCTGCTGCTGCTTTAGAGACACGAGTACCGCCTCCTCCTGTAGTTGTATTGCCGCTAGATTTAGCAGCAGGGGTTTTCTTAACATAAACGCCAGCTTTGGTTAAGATCATACGAACACCGTTAGGTGACTCGTCTAATTCGTCTGCAATATCTTTTACAATCTCCATGCTGGTCTCTGGAGTTGGTTCTGCTTCTTCGTACATTGTTACTGCTTGTGCTTTTTTGTCGTCATCCCAAGCCATTTTTCGTTTCCTTTTTGGTTTAGTGTTTTTAAGTCCAGGTGCAAAACCTGTTGCTTCTAGTTGTTGCATGTAAAATCGGTCGCCCATTTGCTTCCTCTCATATTTGAAAAACTATTATGCCAAAATATAAGCAAGATGTCAAGAAATATTTTTTATATCCTCTCTAAATTTATTCCATATTTTTCCAAATGAGTCAGTTTTCCTAGTTCATATGCCGGAGCATACGCATTGAAACCTCCAGATTGTACACTTGAAAAGTAAGTATCTTCACTGTCTACTTTTTGTACTACATAAATACCGTAGCAAGGACAGCCATACTTACTTTCGTAGTCTACGTGTGCCATACCTTTTTTACCTGCGATGTATTCAGCGGTGAGACATTCTTTTACTACTACAGTACTATGATACTGTGCAGACCATGCAATCTCTCCCTCTTTGAAGTTTTCAGCCACACACTCATCTGGAAAGTAGTGGGTAGTCAGTCTTTCTTCTTTGTTGCTCGGTCGTGACGGGACTCCAACTCTTTCAAGAATAGATCGTACAAAGGATGGACTTCTGAAGAGCCGCTTTGAGATATCTGAAATAGTATCTCCTCCGAGGAAACTCGAGCACGCTTCAGCGATCTCAGCATCACTCGCTGGACGGCCTCGCAAACCCGCTTTACGCTTTTTGGTATACTCTTTTCTTTCGTCATATTCTTCAATAATCTTTTGTAGGCGTGTTGTGTTATACGAGATATTTAAAATATCACACGCCTCTTTTTTGGTTATAGGCTTTTCACTAGCGGAGCCAGGGTTGAGGAGCGCCTTCACTTTCTCGATGTTCTTCGCTGTCAGGTTCTCGTGATCCTTCTTCTTCACATTCTTTCGCATATTCTAGCTCCAATAATAGTTCACAATAATGTATAATCTTTTTTATGTCCTCTGCACCGTTCTTATTTCGATGTCGAGTTGCATACTTAATAATGTTACCTTCGATATACCCTAGCTGGTTCGCATGGATATACTCTAGTGGTTGAATAGGCAGATCATAGTGTGACCCGCCTTCTTGCTTATCTAGTGGATTAATCATGTATGAAATCCTTGATCATCGGAAAGAACGGTTCGATAATATGTCCACACTGACGAGCAATTTCCATATGTTCTTTCTGAGTTCCTGGGGTTGTACGCACATCAACGTAATGTATCCATGAGCGTAACGTACCTGCCATATAAAGTCTACTCTTTGTTAAACCTTCTGGTAATACTGCTCGAGCTTGTTCCTTTGCAATACCTACTCCGAGTGCCCATTTGTATACTCCATCTGCGACATCCATAACACGCTTCTGTTGTTGAATCCAGTGCTTGTTCAGAAGCTCGTCTTCAGTTTCTACACTATTCTGGCGGTTGGTTTCATCCTGTAAGCGAGCTTCTCGTAGCTCGTAAGGAAAGCCCATCGCCGCAGGGTCGGCGTACCGTTGGCTAAACTCTTGAAAAGCAAAGCTACGGTGACGCACTATCTGATGTGCTATGTCACGAGTAGTATCAATCTCTAGCGTAAGAGATGCCATTTCAAACGGACTCCAGTGCTTATGTTTGATTAGATACTTTACTAATTTCTCAGAAGTTTTCTCATTATTCTGGTTTGCTGGGTTAGATACCCTAGCCATCATAGCGATCTCTTCAATAAGATTATCGTGTGATGATGATATAAGTCGTACTGTCATTTTAACTCCTACTTATTCTGTTGTCATAGTCGGCTAGTTCTTCGTCCCACCAATGTGGCTTTTCTCTATGTTTCCACTCCGCGAACGTAGCTTTGTCGAGCATATAAAAATTGCGATAAGACTGTATAGGATTATCATAATCTTTTAGCTCCTCTGTCATTGCCAAGGCAAATGTAGTGAAACCGTGGTCTTCCATATTCTTAGGTTCTGGCAATGCTTTTAACATTGCGAGACTCTTGTGATCGCTACCGTATCTGTAATGTGCTTCGCTACCAAGAGCAAAGGCATAACAATTTGTCCAGAAATAATTCTCCAACGAAGAACGCACCCAGATACAACTAGGATGGTTCTGCATGGTGGGCAAGTAAGGAAAGAGGCGATCTTCCATAGGAACATCTTTCCACTTCTTACGAGTTTCCTGAAGAACTTTGTTCTCTTCTTTAGTGATAGCACGCGGTACAAATCCGAACAGATGATCTATCCAGAGGTTTGTATTGATAAGCTGCGCTGCTTCGAGTATCATCTTGTTAACGTGTTTGTCAACATGATACTCTGCACACTTGTCGAGATCTTCGTCTAAATAAAATAAATTGATGGTAGTCTCCTAAATTTGAATAAGTATTATACTAAAGTTTAGGGAGGGTGTCAAGAACTATTTTGCGGTCTACTGAACCATCCGCTCACTGCCATACGTGGTTCAGGAGCAAGGCTAGAGACTTCGCTAATGTAGTGATCTACTCCGTCTTCTCCTAAGTATAGAAGTACTAAGGAGTTATACTCTGGCAGTATTACGGTAGGGTTCTCACTATCGAAAACGGTTAGACAGCCTCCATACTCATACTTCCAATCTTTAGAGAGGTTGAAAATATAAGCTACATCAAAGTTAGGATCCGGATGTATACTAAGAAAGTCCCCATGCCCATATACACTTGCGAAGTCCTCTACTAACTCTAAACCTTC